GTTGGGCAATAGACCCAACCAAACGAACCATAACCGCCCAGACTCACACCTGGGACAGCGCGAAAGCCTGGGTTAAATGCGACCTACTCGAATGCGTCCGCCTCGACGGTGGCGAGCTGTGGGTTGATGAAGAGGGAATGATGCGGCACGAGAAGACCGTCTGGGTCCTGAACGGTCGCCAGATGATCGCGGGCCGCGCGTTCCTGGTCGGCGGAGAATGGACGGACCACGACGGCCGAGGTCTGCCCGAGGTCTGCTGGCTCCGAGACGGTCGCCAGGTGGAAGCGCCCAGAGCCCGAGCCTACCCGATGACGCCCGCAGGGATGACCAGGATGCGCCAGGATGCGCTCGAAGAGGAAGGCCAGGCCGAGCTTGCCGCTGTCGGGTCCGCGCGCGCCGATTGGCCGGCCGAGGCTCAGCGCCCGCCCACCCTGGGGGATTTCGTCACGACGCGCAGCGGGATGACCGGGATGGTGATCGCTGTAGGCGCCGGGTGGGTCGATGTCCGGTTTATTGACGGCAGCGTGGTCCAGGCGCCGACGGTAACTGTGGAGGTGGTTTATGTGTAAGCGCTGGGTCGTTGATTACCAGCCGGACAGGTTTAACTCGACGTGGGATGTCCTGAGGATCCTCGACGACCGCGACCGGGACCACCCCCAGGGGCCGTTAGTATTAGCTCAGGTTAATGTGATGCCGTTTGCGCCGCACGTACACCACGCCCTGGCGAACGCTGCGTTGATGGCTGCGGCTCCGGATTTATTGGCCGCGTTGGAAGCTGCCGAAGATCACCTGGTGGGGTTGTATGGTGACGACGGAACCCTGACAGACCGCCCGCTTGCCTTACATAATCAGATCGTTTCAGCGATCGCGAAGGCCAAGGCGCAGATTGAAGATTGACCGACCCGCCAAGCGGTTTACGATCCTCTGACTTAGCGCGAGCGCCTCGGTGACAGCGGGGCGTTCTGGCTGGGCCTGAGCATGGTGTGCGGGGAGAGCCCGCAACGGGGTGGGTCTATCCTATAGAAACACTCAGGCCCTCTGATTTAGCCCCGGTGAGGCGAGTATCACCCCAGGGGCGCGCCTGGCCAACGCGCTCGATTTTATGACATCACAACTACTGGCCGCACTGATCGCCGTGGAATCCGGCGGTGATGACCTGGCCCGAGGCCGGCACGGGGAACTTGGCGCTCTCCAGGTGCGTCCCTGTGTCGTGAAGGACGTGAACCGGATCGCAGGCACGCACTACCGATGGGCCGAGATGACTAACCGATGGGCCGCGATGGGGGTATTCAAGATTTACACCGGGCACTATTGCGCGACGGGGCGCCTGGGTAGGGCGGTGACCGACCAGGACCGCGCTAGGATCTGGCACGGCGGCCCGACCGGCTGGAAGCGGCCGAAGACGGCGGCGTATTGGAAGCGGGTGCGGGCTCGGATGGGTGCTCCCTCGAAAGGTGGCACCGATCCGCGTCAGTAACGCGGTATACTAACATGGAAAACGAAACACCTATTCAACCCATCGAACCCACCGAGGTTCAGCTTGCTGCCTCGCAGCTGGGTAAACGCGGCCGAGGCAAAGCGAAGACACTCACCCCCGAGGACCGGCAGCGCCGGGTTGACCAGATGGGGGCGATCAACGAGAAGCGCAGAACCGTGCGCGTGCAGGGCATCGTCGTGAACAGCCCAGGTGGTAACACCACGGTGCAGCAACGAGTGAAGGCCCCCCAGATTCAGCAGGTGACGAACCCTGCCTTGGTCGAACAGATCGCACAGGAGTCGAAGAAGCCGACACCGTGGGCCGGTGAGCGCACCGTCCGAGTACAGGGGAGGGTTGTATCGTGAGCGATATCGTACACCGCAAGGTCACGATCGTGATCGAAGACGCCGAGGGTGGGTTTACTCTCTCGATGGATTGCGTGCCTCCGATCGAAGCTGATGGATCGCAGGTGCGTCCGACTCCGGCGCTGATGGCTGGATCAGTCGCTCGCCGGGCGATTGAAGAGTTGGTAAACCGGCAGACGCCCGAGGCACCGCCCGAGGCCGCTAACTGATGAAGCGCCGGCACATAGCGCAGCGCCTGAGCGATGAGTGCGGGCTCCTGGTCATGCACGCCGACAAGGTTGTCGGTTCGCTGACCGAGATCATCGTGCAGGAAATCCTCAAGGGGGAGTTTGAACTGCCCGGCGTGGGTAAGTTCGAGGTGCGTTGGACCAAGACAATGATTGGCCGGAATCCACTGAAGCCCAAGATCGAGATCGAGATCCCGCCGAGGCCGAAGATATTCTTCAAGCCCTGCAAGGATCTGTCCGATCGGGTGATAAAAACACTTGCTGTTGTGGCCTCTAAGAAGTAGGGTACTACCGCTTGTAGTGGTTTTTGGTTGTTTTTACCCCCGGGATTGTGAGGTCCTGGGGGTTTTCTTTTACCGATACTGTGCTGATATCACCCCAGGAATCCTCTTGAGGTTTGCCAGGAGCGCCACTGGATCTTGCGAGTTCGACACGCAGCTGCCGATGATATCCTTCTCACCTCGGTCGGATATGTCCTTGGTCTCGACGATCACCACGCGGTTACCGCTGAGGTTTATCCGGCGCTGCGTTGATGCGGGCGTCTTCGCGGGCGATTGCTTCATATTTCCGTTTCACCTGCTGGCAGGTCCAGCATGGGTTTGGATGACAACCACAGGCGATGCGCTCATGGAGTTCCCTGGCGATCTGAGCGAATTTTTCTGCGCGGTCTTCCATCGGCGTAACGGTATCTTTGAATGGTGGTATAGGAGAGGCGAAAGAGGCGTGCTAGATCGGCATCCGTCACGTCGATGGGAGCGGATTTGATGGCGTCTTGTTTGGATTGCGAAATCCTAGGCCGTCCGACTTTGGATTTGAATCCAAGGAATTTTTTGATTCGGTCGATGAGTTTCATTCGCAGCTGTAGGTTTCGGTGGTGGTTTTAAGATCCGTCGGCCACTCAGGCGTGACGAAAGAGGGGTCAGTGAACAGGACTTTGTCGGTGGGTTGGATGGTGAGACGGCCGGTGTTCAGCTTGATAAACATGAACTCCTTGGCCTGCTCGGGGTGGCGAGAGAAGCCGTCGTCGATGGGTGCGGCGGTGAAGAGGTAGTCGCCGCCTCTGAGTGTATCAGAGCACTTCGCGACAACCTCCACGCCTCGGAGGTAAGTATACTCGATGGTCGAGAACTCGCGGCCGTAGCAGTCCCAGCGTTGAGCCTGTTGTGGGGCCCAGTCGGGTTCTGGGTTCTCATAGAATGCTAGCGCGTGCGGCGGTACGGCCCGGTAGACCGCTCCGCATTCCAACATGATCGTGCAGCCCCACATTCGACCAGGGATCGAGACCAGGCCAAACCAGACGCAGGGGATAAACCCGGTGCGACTGGATATAAACGAGGCATCGACGTAGCAGTATTGGTGGTGGGGGATTTGCCCAGCTTGTGAGTAGGTCATGCTAGCAGGTGTTTGATGATTAGATTCCGATCTTTGATCGAAGCTCGGAGGATTTGTTCCAGCACAACGTGAGGGTTGATTGTCGCGACGTGTTTCCATTCTGGATTGCCATCAATGTGTTTGGCTGTATCAAGACTCTCAACGCGAACGATGCCGTTCCATGCGTGAAGGTAAATGAAAGCCACTGTGTCGGGGCTGATTTGGGTCATGGTTTTGTGTCCCTCCACAGTAGAAGATCCGCTCTCATTGCATCGTTCTCGGTTTCGAGTTGTTTCACGCGCTCCGTAACCTCACTCAAATACTTCCGAGTCGCGGCTAGTTTGCGCTCCAGCCTCCTGCATACCATCGCTAGATCGCCTACGTTATGCGGAGTGCTGTCTGAGATGGGCGTGTCGCTGATCATTTTCGTGGCGTCAGGAATATGATCGCTCACTTGACGCCCTCCCTCGCTTTGAGCATTGCGTCCGCCAGTTGATAGGCACATTTGGAAATAGTATTAACATCAAAAGACTCGTATGCTTTCCACGCTACTGGCAACGCCCCTAATGCGAATAGGTCGCGCATGGTTGGGCCATCGTTGTGTTGTATTCCCGGTGGTGTTGGAAACGCCGGTCCTCCGTCGTTGATTAGTGCGCTCACGGCTTGGCCTCCTTGGCTTTAATCCAGTTTGATTGCTCCGTAAGTTTTCGAGCAGCGTCTGCTAGTGAATCCCAGCGTGATGGATTGGAGTTTTCGCATAGCGCATCCCCCGCCTCCTCCAACCGCTTGATGCGCTCCTGTAGCTCGCGGATCTTTTTCGGCGCATCACTGCCTCCGCTCGTTGTCCGTGCATTGTGTTTCCTGGAATGCTCGTTGGCTAATTCACGGGGAGTCATTTCTCCTCCTTCGCTTTAGATTTCCCCTCTTCAATAATTGCCATCACGCACCGCTTCTTTACGCCGATGGCCTTCGCCACGTAGGCCAAGCTCTGGCCTTCGTTCCACAGTTTCCAGGCGCGTTGGGCGTTGTAGTCTGGTGAGTTGAGGCGTGCCTTGACCACGTCTGGATGTGCCGTCACCGCAGCTGGGTGAGGGAAGCTGATCCAACCTCGGGCCACTGCGTTTTGGATGAGTGAGTTCATGGGCGTTTCTTTTGAATCTTCAATCCAGCTTTTTTACACAGACCACAGATCACGCTCGGAGCGCGGCCGAACTTCTTGGATAGCTCTTTGTAGGAAAACGTGGGGTTGTCTTTTACGAACCGCTCGATGGCCGCCTTCTCTTTCTCGGTCATCGGGCTCCAACCTTCTTTGGGTTTCTCGACTACAACGGTTTTCGTGATCGTGGGCTGTGGCCCCATCAGGCGTTCAATGGCTTCACGGGAGAGTTTCATCTTTGAGAATCCAGGTGGGCGATTGAATGATTTGAATGGAGTCGCCGTTGTAACCCGGCCAGCTGTCGGTGTCCTCGCAGACCATCCACTGTCGGATCCACGACTGCCATGTGGCTGAACCCTTGTCCAAGGATTCGGTGTCCATCTGGTAAACAGCGACCGCGTAGGGCGCCTGGTCTTCGACGCAAATCCACTGCCATGCGCGGGTCTCGCCAGTGATATCCCGGTAGAGGTCCCGGTAGTACGCCGCCTGCACGTCGTAGCGCAGCTGGCCGATCTGCCGGCGGAACCCAGCCTTGCTAGCATCGCGGCATTTCTTCAGGTCCACGATTACCGGGGTCGTGTTGGGCAACCAATCGATCAAGCCTTTGCGTTCGCAGGACTCGAACTCGCCAAACATCCCAACCTGGGCCTTACCCGGCTCGGCCAGTAGGCGGCCGGCAACTGGATGCAATCGGACCGCCTCAACCATGCGCTCGACGGTTTCGATGGCGTCCTGCTTAAACACGGTGACCCGGCGGTACTCCTGGTCCTCTCGCCAGGCGCGTGCTTCTTTGGTTCTGAAGTCGTCGTAGGGAGATGTGGTCCAAAGGTACGGCGTCCCGAGGACCTTGTGATCCAGCAGGGAGCCGATCGCCATGGCCTCGGACGGCTCGCGTTCTTCCTCGAAGCCAATCATAGCGTGGGCCGGCGACCGGCTGAACGCCTTGAGGCTGGAGATGTTGATCGCGGGGTGACTGCGGTACTGATGTACGTCGATGGGGTGGATAAGTTTCATGGGTGGATCTAATCGGTATTCAGCTGTGCGCCAAGCTGGGTTTACCTTCACGCGTTCATTCCCGCCTTCACCACTGCACGGCCGATACCGCGCTTATTCCGGATGATCCAGTTGCAGATATCAGGAGGAAGGTCTGCCACCGTGGGATAGGCTTCGGGGTTTTCCCACCACTTCAGGTCTATGACCAGCTTCACCAGCTGCTCGTAGGTGATCCCAGCGGATGCTAGCGTCCCTTCGACGGTTTCAAGCTCAGGCTCCGGCGCGGGAACAGGTGCGACCGGGGCGGGTGCGGTCTCAACGATCTCCGGTGCGGGTTCAGGAGCGGCGGGAGCGGGCGGCTCCACGATTGCAATAGCCTCGGCCTCCTTCTTCTTGCGCGGCTTCGGTTCGGCCGGCGTCGGTGTCACGTCTACGATGGATGAACTGACAGTCGCGCTGACCGACTGGACTACCTGCTGGGCCACAGGCGTGTCCTGAACCTCTTCCGAGGTGTGCATACCAAGTGCGATCTCGGGCGCGTAGGTGCGGCACCAGAAGGCGCCAGCCCGGTACTGGAGCATCTGCTCCGGCATGGTCTTCCACTTGGAGCCAGACTTGCCGTACCAACCCTCGACCTTGGCCATGTTGATGTTCACGAGGGCGCCAACGAGTTCGAGGTTCGAGTCGCGCTCGACTGCGAAGGCGCGGCAGCCCCACTCATCTGTCCCCTCTTTTCCAACCCAGCGGAAACGCATCGGACTGAACCGACCGCAGCTGTTGACGGTGGCGATCAGGAAGCTAGCAGACCAGGTGGGCTTGCCGTGGATAGGAACCATGGACTGCATGACAGCCATGACCGAGGCGCCAATGCGCTGGCTGAGTTCCAGAGCGATGATGCAGTTTCCGAGGTTGGCCTCGCCCCGGTAGGCGTCGGGAACGAGGGTGCTGGACGCAAGGGCCTTGGCCATGCGTTGGACTGAGACGAACGCGTTCTCCGAAGAGAAGGCGCTGAGAGGTTGTGCTTGCTGTGTTGCGACTTGTAGGTTGCTCATACGTATGGCAACGTATGGCAAGTGGCACGCAACGTCAATACAGGATTATCGGATTCCCACTGATTTTTTCGATTTTGCGTTCGCGATATCTTCGATGCGATCCAGCTGCCTCTTGGTCGCCGTAGCTGGATCGAGTTGCGAGATGCGGGTCTTAAGCTCGACCGCTCGCACCTCTTGCATCCTGGTCAGCTCCTCTGGTGTAGCCTGGCGCTGCACGCGCCCGAACTGAAAGAACTTGTTGCTCTGAGGGGTGGCCGGCGTCCATCCAGTCTTGGCTAGTACCTGGTAAGCGCGATCAGGATCTTCGCCGCCCACGATTGCAGTGCCGCCGGTCAGGATAGACATGATGCGCTCCTGGGCGCGCGGTGTTCCGACCGGGTCTCCCAGGAAGTTTCGGTCAACCTTTCCGCTCCAGGGTGTCGGGACCAGGAGGTTGATGAAGGTTTGGTCCTTGGGATTGAACTGCGCGCCGGACATAGCGGTTGCCTCGCGCATGAGGGGGCCAAACGGAATCAAGGGGCTCACGGCAGCGGCCGCGATCTTGCCTACATCTGCTGTTCCGCGATAGGTGCCGGCTCCGATAAGACCGGAAGTAGTGCGCCCTTGGGCTATGGCAGACCAGGCGCCGTAACCCAGTGCGCTGACAATATCCATGGCGGTGAGTTCTCGGGGCTCAAACTTCAGACCTTTCTTTTTGGCAGCGGCTCCAGCTTTTTGATTGAGACGGTCGCGCCTCGCTTGTTGGTACTGAAGCTCACCGACAGCGGCCAGCGCTGGTCGAACGAACTGGAACGGTCCAGTGCTAAGCGAAACGCGGAGTATTTTCCCGCCTGGTAAATCAAGTTCCATGGTGTTCGGCTTATGACCCTCACGCTCCCAAAGATCAGCCTCTTCCTTGTCGTCAGGCCAGTGAGTGAAGACTCGCAGTGCGCCCGAGAGCACTAATCCAACAAACAAACCAGAAAGCCCCAATCCTGCCGCAGCCTCGATCTTCCGTTGCACCTTGTCGGTCTCAGTCTTGTACCAGGCTGACCCCTCAAACGCGCTGGGAACAAAGCCGCCGCCAGCAAACGTGAACCCTCGGTTGACTCCGATTGCAACGGCGTTCGAGAACATTCCCAGAAGATCCGGAATCCCGACGCGCGACAGGATTTTCCCGGTGGATTTCATCGCTTGCCCAATGACGCCACCAGGGCCGCCCTCCTCTTCGACGTTCCATCCAATGGTAGACCGTAGATTTTGCGTGATACCTTTGATGTCTCCCGCATCCAAACCAGCTGTCGCAATGCGTTGATACTGCCGTGCTCGCACCACGTTCCATGCAGCGGCGCTACGATCCTTGGGCGCGATATTGGGATTATCCCCGACCAGTGTCTGAGCCAGCGCGTACTCAGCCAAAGCGTCGCCCATAATTGTCTTCGCAGCCTTACGTGCCTCGGCCGGCGCCATGCCTTGAAGGCGCAGCTGTGATTCTGTCCAAGCCCCAATTTCCTGTTGTTCAGCCAGGACGCCTTGGAATGCGTCGAGGGATGAGGCGAAGCGATAGGACAACTGCGCGAGCCCAAGAATGCGAAGCACCGTGGCCTGCGCGTATTTGCCGGTCTTGTAGTACTCAGCAGCCTCCGCGTTAGCGCGATCCAGTGCCCGCATCCCGCTCTGCAGACCCATGATGGTATCCTTTTCAGCGCGGCCTTTGGCGGCCTGGAGCGCGGATTTGTACGCCATGTTAAGCGCGTTGAAGCGCGCCTTGTAGGCATCTTCGAGGGTGGTCGCCGTATCCTTCCAGAGGCGGAGTGTGCGATTCGGGTCGCGACTGGATATGAATCTTTGGATCGCTGTCGCACCTGCACGCGACGGCGTGTAAACGAACATCTGGGTAGCCACGTCGATCAGCTGCTTGGTGATGAAACCAAATTTGAAAATCGTGTTTGCCGACCCGTATTCCTTGGCCGCCCTTGCCAGGTTCTGCTTGTTGCCACGGATCGGCATGGTCATCCGCGCCCAACGCATCTGGAGTTCACGCATAACGTCCATGCGCTTGCCCTCGTTCATCGCAGCCTTGATGTCATCCGTGATGCCGGCGTTGATCTCCTCTTCGGTAGCCGTGCTGAGTTCCTGCTCCAGGCGCGCTAAGTCTCGGAAGCGGGAAACCTCCTCATCGGTCGGAACCTTCCAGCCTGATTTCTTCGCGATGCTTTGCAGAAGCGCCGCCGAGTTCATGCCGCCTGCGTTCACGAACTGCTCGATTTTCTGCCAGAGCGGGGTGCCCGGGCCGGCCTCCTCGCGTTGTTTGCCGGTGAGCTTCTGGGTCGCCTTGTCTAGCGCCTGAATGCGCGCCCGCTCAAACTTCGCCTCGAACGCCTTAGCTAACGCAACGCCAGTCTTGTCAGCCAGCGCCTGGTCGATCGCTAGTTCTGACAGCAACGCTTCTGAGAATGCTTTAGCTAGATTGGCCTGGCCAGCTTGCGGGGTGTTGAGAACCCGCTTCACTAGGTCACTCATCTTGGGAACCAGCCGCTGCAACGCGGGGTTCCTAGCGACGCTCTCAGCGATGCGCTGGTCCAGCAGGCCGGCACGGATACCGCCTTCTAAGCGCTCGACGGCCTTAGCCCGGTCGGCCGCCAGCTGAGCATCAGTCTTCGGCTGTGCTGGATCGAAGCTCACGTCCTTGGCTCCCACGATCTGGGAGACTACTGCGTTCTCAGCTTCCATCATCCGCTCGGTGAGGTAAGTCCAGACAGCGCCCTGCATCCACTCATCGGCCAGATTCTCGGCTGCGACGATCTGGTTCAGCTTGCCGGTGAGGAACGCGAGCTTCTCGGCCCGAGTCCTGGTCGCCATCCCGGAAAGCTCGTCGGCCGTCAGGTAGGTCTTAGCGACGCGCTTCAGGAGTTTACGGGTGGGCTCGGATTGGTAGCGTTTATCTTCAGTGATGCCGGCGTTGATTAGCCGCTGTAGACTATCACTGGCCGTGGTAGGGCCAGCCTTAGCCTTCACCTCTAGGAAGTTGTTCAACACACGCTGGCGGGCCAGCTGGATCTGTGACCCCACATTGGCCGTAACCATCTGCATCACGCGGGCTTTAGCCTCGGGGGACGCGCCGGCCAGGTCCATCACTCCTTCGATGGCGGCCAGCTGCTCTCCGATCACGCGGCTCATCTCGGCATTGGGAGACTGCACCAGGCGAACGAGGTTGATCTTGGCAGGCGCCGCAGGGGTGACCTTCTTGGTTCCGAACTGCGTGCCCTTGAACCGGCCACGGATTACGTCCTGGGCGAGTTTCAGGGTGGTCGGCGAGTAGTTTAGGAACCCGTCGCGGATCGTGCGCCAGTGGGCGTACTCCGGGAGGTCGAGACCCTCCTCGATCGCCTCTGGATCGGGCTCTTCTTTGGCGTCTATGGCTTCCTGATACTGAGCGCGAAGCTCCTCATTGCCGGCTGCGCTGGCCATCATAACCGCCCATCCAGCGTTGAACTCGGCCTGCTTGACTGCATCCTCGGTGGCTTTCTGGACCTTGGCCTGGGTCGCAGGCTTGGTCATCAGCGCGAGGCGCTCGTCGGGAGTGAGCTTTCGATTCGGAGGCTGGGGAGGCTCGGTAACCCCGAGGGCTAAAGCGTTCTCGATAATCTGGTCGATAGCTTCATTCTCAATCTCGCGTTCCTGTTTCTCCTTCTGAGTTTTCGGCTTCTTGGTAGTCAGGCGCGCCTGGACAGTGCGGTAAACGCGGCCACCGGTATCGGCCAGCGCCAGGACTCCAAACCGATTCAGCATCTCCTGGAGGTCAGGCTTCTCGCCAACGATCTTCTGTATCTCCGCTTCAGTGAACTGGCCTCGAAACTCGGTCATGATCTTGTCCATCACACCCTTAACGCTCTCACCGTTGAAGCTGTCGTAGATGGCTGATGTAAGGAATCCGCGCACATTGCGAGCCATGGCCACGAAGTCCTTCACTGATGCCTTCAGGCTCGCCAGGTTGCGGCCGAACTCAGACGCCTCAGACTGACCGATCAGGTAGAGTTCATCTCGGGTATCAGGGCTGAATGCCTCAGAGACTCCGAAGTCGTTGCGTAGCGACTGAATCAGTTCTGCGATGGTATCGCTGCGTCCATCAGACTTAGCTTTGGCGATCTTCTTTTTGGCGACCTCGATCAGTTTTCTTCCAGCATCCTCCTGGTTAACCCCATCGACCGGCGCGAACAACCCGTCTGCCACCTGGCGGAATTTAATCCCCGCCTCGTTGAACGCATCAACCGCCAGCTGGATACCAGCATTTACAACCTCAGGAGTCCTAGACCGTCGGCCGGCGACAGTGTCCTCGTATGCGCCACGCTTGGTGGTTACAGGCTTGCCGGGCGTACTGTAGATCACACCGAAGTCGCTGCTATTCGCACGCTCCGGCAAGGTGGCTACATCAGCGATCACCTCTGGTGTGGGTTCGGCCGTAGATCCCTGAGCGCGGTCCCAGGCGTACTGCAACGCCGGGCTGAGCTTCAGTTGCAAGCTGGTCGCCCATAGCGATGCGTTTCGGACGCCGGCTCGAATCGCGACGGATGCCAGATTAACGAGGGCTTCGAGAACCCGGCGCGCAGACTCCTCGGGCGTCGGACCCTCGGTGATGCCAGCCTTAGGGGTGATAGACTCGACGAACTGGGCGATCGCGTCGGAGGCTTCGGCGACGGCGTCGCCTAGATCTATCTGCGTCTGCGCCTTGTCCTGGGCAGCCTTTGCTTCAGCAGCAGCACGTGCGGCGGCCTGGGCTTTTTGCTTACGAGCTTCGAGGTCTACACCCTTCTCTCCAACCAGGGCAAAGTCTTCGACCTGTGTGCTGGAGATTAAGTCTCCCTGGTTCTGTCCAGCTGCGAGACGTGGCTTACGCTCGGTGGGCGCAGCCGGCCCTTCGGTAGGAAATTCAAACGCATCTCCGCCTCCGCGATCAGGAGGTTCATCGACAAACAATGTGTCGTATTCGGTCAGTTGCTGAGCTCCAAATTTATCGCCATCGCGAATCGTGTAACCTCCATCTGGAGTAACAGCTGTAACCTCAAACTGTTCACCTTGAATCTTGAACTTGTCTCCAATCGCAAGGCTTCCGACTGAGATTTGCTCTTTAGCATTCTGCATCCCCTCGGTTTGAGCATCAACGAAGGCTTCATCCTGCGCCTGTAAGATCGCCTCTTTGGCGCCGGCTTCCGCTGCCTTAGTTTCCTCTTTAGCAGCAGCGACGTCCCCCTTGCGGCCGCGTGCTGCCTTCTTAACTTCATCCCAGAACTCAGACACACTCATGTCTCCGTACTTGCCAGGGTTTTCCATGGCGAGTTCCTGGAGTAACACGTCAGGCTGATTTGCGCTTCTTGAGCCCCTTATCCTTCCTCCAAAGATTTTATTGAAATACACATCTAGCGTTGGAGCGTCATCGTACAGGTCTTTGATCGCCTTGAGTCTTCCCGTTTTGCTGGCCTGTGACTTAGACATGACGCCACCGAGGCTGATAATGTCATCCAGGATGTCTCCTTTGAACGCCCACGCGCGGGCTTTGTAGCTTTTCTTGGGAGCGGTAGGTGTAGCCGGAGGTGTAGGCGCGACTGGGGGTGCGGGTGTAACAGGAGGTGTGAGTGCCACCGGAGGCGTCGGCTCCTTCTTCGTCAGGTCCTTCTTGGCCGCCTCAGCAGCGTTAGCCTCTGAGAATGATTCATCCTCGAAATTGAAGTTCTTGATGTTGGTAGCGGTAGCTCCCACCTCTCCTTGAACCAGCGCGCCCATGTCCCTCATGCGGCCACCAACTCGGGTCGCCAGTTCGCGCTCAAACGGAATGTTGTCCGCGAAGAGCCACATCATCTGGGCTTTACCTCTGAGTCCGTAGCGCGCAGACCGCAGCGACACCTGCTCCACCTGAGATGCGGTCCACGGCAAGTTGACGTTGATCTGGGTTGTCGGGTGCGTTCCAGTCTTGTCGTGCAACGATAGCCCTGTGCCGCCCTTGGCCATCGTGGCGACCAGGACCATAGGCTTGTCGCCGCGCCAGAGTTCGAGATTTTTCTGGGCCCGCGCATCTGACACCGAACCCGTGAAGATCGCGACATCGTTGGCGCCAATCTCGTTTTTGATCACGTCTTCAGCGGACGGTATCGAAATTACAGTGGTGCCAATTTGCCCCATCGTCGCTTCCAGCACGTTAATTATGCCGTCTGACAGCAACCCTTGGTAATCCGAACGCTTCGGCCTTTCGCCTCCCGTCCTATCTGCTATGGCTTTGGCTCGCTTGAATTGCTCCTGGAGCCTCAGCTGCTCTTGGATGTCGATGCTTCTCTCTGCCTTGGTCTCAACGAATATGATCGGCCATCTTCCGGCACTGAGGGCCCGGCGTGCTTCGCTGATTGCGTTCTTGATCTTAGACGCTTCCAGCAGGCGCTTCTTGTAGTTGATGATCCACATCTTTTCAGTGCCATCGAGGGAGCCCTTTTGAGCCTCGGCTTCAGCCGCAAACGCATTGTAGGTGTTGGTCCATTCTTCATCCCCTTTGATGGGCACCAGGCGCGAATCAACTTGGCTTGCTGGCAGCCGGGTCTTTCGGGCCGTAAAGATACCCTCCTTGCGGAAGAAATTTCTCGCCGCAATTTGATCCTGCTCGTTGGTTTTAGTTGGGAGCCAAACGGTTCTTACTACCTGACCACCTTCGCCTTTGATTGGAGTTGCTCCGTAGGCCGCAGCAAACTGTTTGTAATCACCGTTGAACGAATCAAAGATTCCAGTGTTCAGCAGGTAGGCTGTCTGAGTCGGGTTCTCGAACGGCGTCGCGGTTGAGAAGATTGGGAACTTGGTCTTAAGAATCCACTCTTGAGCCTTCTTAGCCTGCTCTGAGCCGCTTCCAGCCAGGTTCTTGATCGCGTGCGCTTCGTCGAAGATTATCACGTCTGAGTCTTCCGCTGGGAGATTCTTCATCTCCGAGTAGGTGATAAACTTCACGGGGCCGATATTGTAAGCCTTGAGATCCTGTTTGATCTGATTAATCAACCCTTGATTGAGGGTCACGTAGATGATCTTGCGGGCGAAATAATTATCCTTTATCTCGCGAATAGCAGCCCCCAACACGAAGGTCTTTCCGGTTCCAGGTGCGCTGGAAAGCATGAAGAACGGCCGGGTGTCTCGTTCCGCAAACGCTCGCACTATCATGGCCGCGTCTTCAATCTGCTCATCTCCAACTTCTCTTGGGATGCCAAACTCTTCACCTTGGCGGATAAGCTCCTGAGTTTCTACGTCAAGATACTTGTCAACGCCTCCGTCCAATCCGCTTCGGTCGGGCCGGTTGTCCGCATTCTCTCGGAGTTTTCGGAGTTCAACATCACGGGAATAAGCCGGGCTACTACTTCTTTGTCCGCCAGTAGCTCCCGAATCAGCTCTTGATCGCTCGATAAACTGCCCAAGACCGGCGGCAGAGATGGTGTAGGACTTGTCTGCTCCGGAATATCGTCCGCCGGCATTGGTGAGTTCTTCTTTGCGGTCGTAAGTCTTACCCCGGAGGGTGATGCTACCATCTGGGTTCTGCCGGGCTTTAATCTTGAGGCCAGTGAGGAAGGATTGGTTTTCATCGGTAAGGATTGCTTCGGCTTTCGCTTTCTCTTCTGTGACCGCGTTCTGGTATTCCGGCAGTGAATTAATGTAGTCGCCAACTTGGCGCGAGCGCGACCCAGGGGCGGCGCTCCTGGTGCTTCGGACCAACCACATAGCGTAGTCCGGCTGTTGCGCGAAGAGGTCTTTGACTAAGAGGGCGGCGTACTTCCCGTGACCAACGTTTTGGTTGGCGATTGCGGGTGTAGCAGCAGGGGCGGGGCGGGGTGCGGGGGCGGGGGTGGGTGGTTTTGCAGGAGTCGGCGTCACCGGCCCTGGCTTATTGAAATCCAGCGTCACACCCTTACCAGCGTTCCGGAACACGCGAACTGGAGCGCCGCTGGAAATCTTCTGAAGAGCATTGTCGAGTGACTTTTCGGACTGCGCTTCAATCGTGACGTCCTCATCAACCCTGATGGTGTACTTCGGTTGGCTTCCACGTTCTTCAGGTTTACCAACGATCGACTTAGCGAAGGCAACGATGTCGCCAGTGTCACGATCAATCATCCCATCCACGGTGCGGTTCTGGAACGGGAACGTGCGTGAGGTGGGTACAGCAGCGGGAGTGGGAGTCGCAGCCGGCGCAGGAACCAGCGCGGCCCTCAAGGCTTTGATGGTCCCAACGGGATCTACCTTTAAACCGCTGTTAACACCGCTCATCTGACTGCTGTCCATCCGCATTCCGATTTCGGATTGGGCAAATCCTTCCGCAGTTAGACGACCTCGTTCCGCTTGTGTTTGAAGTCTCTCCAGATCGAAGTCCGCGTCTTCGTATAAAAGCGGGCTAAACCCGTAATTCGGAGCCTCCGTGATCGTGTACCGGAAATCAGGCGCCACCTTGAACGGGGTTGGCTCTTGTGGCGCGGCCGGCGTCTCGGCCACGGCGGGGGTGGCCGCAGCTTCAGGCTTAGTCCACCCCGTGGTCTCATCGAACTGAAACCCAGCATCTTGCAGCTGGCGAATACGGCCAACAAAACCCTCGAAACGAATCAACTCTTCATCAGTAAGGAGAACATCAGTGACTGAGCCTTCTCCGATGGCGTCAACGATTGAGAGAAATTCCTGAGTCTCCTCAACCGTCAGCGGCTGGACTTCGGTGGGAGTAGTAGAGACCGATGTCTCAGCGGCAGCGACCGTCTCAGGCGCAACAGCGGTAACTTCGGATGGGGTCTCCTCATCACCTACGTCCGTCTCTAGGGCTATGTCTGGAATCTTGGCTTCTTCATCTGCCGGCACAACAGCCCTACCTGGAGGTACGAGCTTAATCGGTCCAGAAGGCGCGCCGCCGGAGTTGATGCCAGCAAGGGTGGCGGTGGCGTTGGGGAGTGGGAGGTTGGGATCGCCGCCGATAGCAGCGACGCCGGCTGCTTGGCGGTCGATGATTTCCTGAAGGCGCTGCCCTCCAGGTGCAGGCCCTTCGACAAGGCGTTGCTCCTGGATCTGGCCCATCCTGCGAACTCGTCCATAACGGCCTGCTCCGCCAGTCACTAATCCAACCAGGCCACCTACCGTTCCGCCGACTGAAGTCGAATCATAAACGCCTTCGCTTAGTTTCTGATCGGGGTTGTAAGTCTTCCTGGCGACTGCGTTGCCAAGCCATTGCTCTGACCCCTCCTGACCAGCTTCTCCGACCAACGGTTTTAAGATATCTTGTAGGAGGTTTTTTCCTGCCTTGCCCGCTATCGCCTGATTGATTGCCGGCACCGCTCCGATAACCCGCTCCGTAAGCCCACCAATCGGCGCAGTGTAAAAAGCCGCTTGGTACTGTTTGGTAGGCTTTTCAGCTTGTAGGCGATTGACCTCTGTTATGTTCCCTTCAGCCAATGCCTGCGCGATCTTGGCGTCGTAAAACTGGCCAGCCCGTTGAGCCGCATCTTCTGCGGTGCTGAGTCCGTACACAATCTGGCCTCCAGGCATCGCTGACACCGGCAAAGAGCCGAGCCCGCTTGCTACTTGTGTGAGAAAATCATCTTCTCGAAGGGGATTGACTGGGAATGCTTCTCTTGCGCCCTCTTGAAGCGCCTTGCCCATCTGGAATGTCGGGCTGGCCTCAAGCATCGCTGCACGAGCCATGGTTTCCTCCGGCGACACCTCCTTGACGCGCTTTTCCCAGGCTGCCTGCCTACGTTCGTAGGCCGCCATCGCAGCTGGGCTTTCAGCCTGTGCTGCTGAGATTAATGGCGCTGGCTCTTCGAGGCCTACACGCGTCAGGCCCATCATACCTCCACCGACCATGCGGCCACCTTCGCGCATCAGCGCGGATCCTGCGGCGGGTAGCGCGCCTTGATCTAACGTACCAACGAACTCTAGAAGCTCGTTTTCACCCATGTCGTCGGGCACCTCAATCAACCCGATATTTTCAACGTCAACGAGCTTAGGCATGGCTGGTTATCTTTGAATAGATCTGTTTCCGGCGCCACCGATTACTCTTAAAATAGCCGCATTCGTGGAGGCAGGTAAACCGGGAGGCGCAACAAGCCTATCAAGTCCAGCATCTACCTCCTCCTTTGTGTACTTCATTTCAGTTTCGTTTCCTTCAGCATCTTTCACCTTGACGGTTTTAACGAAAACCGGCCGATCTGACTTCGTTGCTTTAGGTATCTTTATAAGGGCTGTTTTGCCTCCTCCAATGTCAATATATTGATATCCTTCTGGAGGTTTTTTAAGAGAAGTCCTTGCAGGCGGTTGAACTAAAGTTTCAGGGACACCTTGTGTTTGCCTAATCTCATTCAACACGTTTAACTCAGTGTCTTGTGACGGCCCACTGATTGCTGGCTCAAGATCTGCCGGTATCGCTTTCGGTTGCAGTAACATCCCCCCTTGCGACGCCAGAACCTTTTGAAGCGCGGTATCGTTCTTCAGATTTTCCACCATCCCCTGCGCCACGCCCCTCTGATATGATTTGGATTTAAGGATATTAGGGTCAATTCCCTCTAGTGGTTTTCCAAGGGCTGCAGCTAATCCAGCGGTCTCGTTAAATTTGTCTTGACTTTCAGATTCTTCCAATTTGGTGGCAGATGCAATCAGGTCAATGTTTCCTTTTGCATCACGGACAAGGCTTTTTCCAAATTTAAGTCCCAGCGTGTCGTCACGCTGCTTTGCTGCTAACACGTCTGCGTCAGTTCGCCGTTTTAACTCATCCGCGCGCGCCGTCGCCGCCAACGCCGCCGCCTCCCTCCGCTGGTCAACGAGGTCCTGATAATACTGCCCTCGCATCCGCGTCTCTTCACCACGCTGCGCTGTTGCTTCCTCCCTGGCCTGCCGCTGATTCGCCAGCTGCACGCCTTGAAGGTACGATTGCCCGATGTTTTCGAGTCCTGAGAAGGGGTTTGCCATAAAATTTTAGCTTAGTCCTTGGCGACCGTAACCTGTCGGCATTCCGGTTGAATAATCCCAATCACCACCTGTGCCAGCATTAGCGCGAGTTTGCGCCCCCAGCTGCGCGAATCCAAGGTTGGTTAACCCTGATCCAAGCGATCCAAATGCCTGACCAGCGACACCAGTTCCGCTCGGCATACCGGCAGCTGAAAGGAGCGCCTGCTGTTGGCCTCCACGCTCACCGCCTCGCAGGGCCGCTATCTGTTGCGGAGTAAACTCGTAGTTGGCCAACGGAGCCATTGGCGTTGTTCCGATGATGTTGGCGAATTGTTGTTCACCGAGTCTTGCGGCTTCATAAGAACCCCGACCGATGTCTCGAAGAACCAAATTCTTCCCGGCTCCACTTCCAGCAAACCCTTTCTCAAGAGCTTGGCTGGCCGCTCTACGTTGAATCTGAGCCGCGACATCAGGTGGCAGTTCCCCTCGAAGCAGCGCTAGCGCGTTCTGCGTGCGCTGAGCTTGGCCTTCCTGATAACCAGGAATCTGAATACCGAGCGACTCCAGAAGCTGGGCGCGACTAATCGCATTTCGCTCAGCCTCCATCTCACGGGCACGAGGCGCGTTTAGGGAGGATTCTCCCATCACTGAGCCAATGTTGATTCCCGGGAGGTTAGCGGCGTCACGGGCCTGCCGGCGCGAGGCGCTAGCAGACGATGCCGACATACCGGCACCAATCCCTGCCGACACAATTCCGCCTGCGATTACTGGCCCAACTGCTGATGCGAATATTGACATAGTAAGTATTGATTTTCCCTCACGGACGCAATGTCGTTCAGGATGTCTTCGTGATCCGTCTTATTGCTGGGGTTTAAGTGGACCGTCGTCCAAGTGGTATCTTCATGGATAAACAGCACACGGCGGGTTCCTGGCTTCGTGATGCCAGAATACGGCGCTACGTAGGTAACTAGACCTTCGTTCTCGCTGATGACTGTGACCCTGCCTTTGGTGATGAAGAACGGGTTGTCGAACTTATGGATGCGACTGGTTACGATTGACCCAGCCGGCATGAAGATTTCACGCACGTACATCCCCTCTGGGAACGTGTGCTTCAGCGGGCACTCCTGCTGCGGAAGATTCGCCACGAACGCTTCCCATCTGTCCAAACGATCGTCGAACGTGATGGTCTCATCCGTCAGGATATCGAGCCACGTAACAGGTTGAACGGCTACTGGAAGCTCCTCAGTCATCAGATGAATCCACCGAACCGAAATTGAATCTTCGCGGACCCAAACGGCTGCACGTTAATTACGCTGCGCTCGTTGGGGCTGTACGCCTCAAGCTCATTCCGAAGCGACCGCAGTGCTAGCTGGATCTCGCGCTCGGCCTCGGTGTACTGATTTCGGTCTTCCTTCTGGATCGCCTTCATCATGTGCTTGATCGCCTGAAGGTTCCCGATAAACAGCCAGTCTGAATCAACGATCGCCGGTATGAAGTCCAGGCGAACGATCGCTTCCACGACCGTGTTGGTGCAAGTCTCGTCTGCTGGCACGCAGCCGTCTCCGTTGTCGATGCAGCAGTTGTCCTGAGTGGTGCTGCACGAGTTGGCGCCACCGCACACCTCGGGCATCCCGACAAGGTAGGTGCGTCGGTACTCAGGGTTCTGCTCGCTCGGGCCCCAAATGGCGATCTGGGTCTGTACGCCGGTCGTCGTGTTAACCGCGTTGATCGTTAGACTCCCTTGGGTCAATGGCTTCTGGGCGCCAGTCAGACCTGGCATCTTGAAGATGTTTATTGCGGATGTCTCGACGTATGCGACCACCGATGGGTTGGGTAGCGTCACGTACTCACCCCAGACGTACTCTCCAGTTACCGCATCTAAGGTCCGGATCGGCTGGTTGGTGGCAGCATTCAAACCCTGAAGCAGCACGCGCTTGCCTGCATCAGCTGCTAGCTGCGGGTAGATGCGGATCTTAGACGCGCCTGTGAAATCCCGAAACTGCGTCACCATGCCACGATCCAGCAGCTGGTCTTGCTCGCATCCTTCCCGGCCGCATCCGGTGCGTGGTGCCCGGGTGTCCGTCTGGAACTCGTACCACTGGTTCTGGATGGGGATGTTGTAGCCGCAGAGGTTCATCGCCTCGATTGTCTTGACCTCCCGAGGCCAGGTGATGCAGCCAGCGGTGACGCAGACGCGCAGCTTCTTGTACGTGCCCCACCACTTGCCCATGTCCGCCAAACGAGCCTGAGCCTCGTTGAGCAGCTGGACGAAACGCTCGTCGCAGGTGGCCAGACCGACTGCCTGCGGGATCGTGGAGTTCTTGGCTTGGGCGAGGGTTTTTCTCATGGGACGTAAGCCGGGTTTAGTGCGGTAGCGTAGACTTTGATCCTGTAATCTGACGCGTTACTTGAGGTTCCAAGCGGTGGCGTCATGTAGGGGAAAATGATGCCGCCAAGAGTCGAATTAAACGCAACCGCTTGGACGTTAACTTGAGTTGGATCGCAAAGATATTTGAAGGCCGGCAAGTCGCTTGTTCGATCCGCAACGAAATTTAAGCAGTCAACCTCTTGGCCTTCGTACCAATCAAAAGTTACCGCAGGGCTTGGCAGTGAATCGGTAAAGGTACTAAACGAACCTGGGACACCAGTTTGACGAATTAGCACGGCTCGAACCATGAACGGCATCACGCCAAAACCGTGATTAAACGGCATCAGAACGCCATTCTGAACGATTGGTATTGGTGCTGACGCATACGTCAAAAACTGCTTTAAACTCAGCCGTGTAAAATCCCGCTTCTGCGTAAGCAACTGGAAATTCACCCCGTCGTACATCACTGAAACCACCTGCCCAATCAGGATGTCATTTGCTATTAACGCCGCTGTGCCGTCCTTTGTGATCGTCTTGGCGCCCTGAGCATCGACGTTCAACGTACAGCCGGCAGTGTTGGTGTGATTCGCAAGGAAGGTGTAAATCTGGCCGGTCCGATAGGCGGACCCTGGGCTTGGATATGGCGGCGAGTTTATGACTGCGTAAGCTCCAGCGGCGCCGCTAGCAGTTCCGGCAAACACCACCTCACTCGACAGTCGAATGAACTGAGCATCTCCGGCTGCCGACGAAAACTTCAACACCTCAACTGGGCGATTACTGATGTCGGTACGAAGCCAGTAGAGTCCAGTGTTCCCGGGCACGGTCTGAGAGCTTGCCCACTCTGCTCCAGTGTTCAGGTTGCCAATCAGCGCGGAGGCGTAGGCGTCAAGCCGATCCTGTTCCGAGGCGTAGCAGGTTGGTGGCGGCAGTGTGCCAGCGGAAATGTCAATGGTTGGCATGGTTAGATGCGGTAAAGGTAGTCGTTTGGCTTACACGGGCCTGGGTCGCATTCAAGCGCCAAACAGCCCTCGGGACAATCGAAATAGAAAAACTGCTCAAGAGGCGCAACACAGCGGTTCGGGCGCCCTGTGAGAAATGCGTTACCGAACTGGCCTCCGTTATTGCGGACCAAACCTTGTCCGCTGAGCCTTCGCACGCTGTTGCATCCAATCTGGATGTTATCGACGTACCGGAAGAAGTTGCCGATTGAGGAGGTGAACGCTACGTCTGGGCCAGGACTCGCGCAGGTAAACGTCGTGGCCGTCGGTGTTCCGGTCACGATCACCTGGTCGTTGAACGAAGCGTTGCTGAGCCCCTCAACGGTTACGTGGTATCCAAGGAGTATCTGGTGCGCCTTGTTCGTCGTGTACGTGGCGACTCCGGCGGTGCGCTGGAATCCGATGGGTTTGATTTCCCACGGGAAGTTGATCGGGCTGTTGATGCCGAGGAATCCGCTTCCTGACGTAACTGGCGTATTTGGAAGCGGACCCACCGGGTTATTAACCGTAAACTGCGTGGTCGAAGGCGTTGAAAGGACGGTAAACACGCCGTTAAACGTGCCGTCTGCCACGCTAACCATCGAAATTTCCATTCCTACCTGAAGTTCATGCGGGGAGACCGTGGTGAACGTCGATATACCAGCTGCGTCTCTTGACGCCCCTGTCGGAAATGGGGCCGGCGGAGCCAGTGGCCTAATCGGTATCTGGTAGTCCGTCGGATAGTACCAGGTGGACTTGTTGACATCATGGTTGTTGACCAGGAAAACGGCGTCCAAGGGGGTGTACGCGGTCTGGTAGAACCATGATCCTGGCCCTGTCAGGAGAACATCGTTGTTCTCGATCAACATATCCTTATGCCCTGAGATCAAGGTTGAGTAAGCCTCTGGGTTAGTAATAGTTGGAACCCCTGAAATCAACGTAAACCAATCCTGCACAACCAAGGCAATAAAAGCTGATATGTTCAGCGCCGAGTTGTGATGGATGTGTGTTCCCTTGTGCTGGTAGGAATCGACGTAGAAGCAGGTGCCACGGAACCCGTCGAAATTGTTGTAGCTGATATCCGCACCGTTGGCTTCACGAACTGTGATAGCAGTAACCGGGCTCTGCTGGTCAACTGGATTAGGGCCACCCTGAACCCGGTTGTATTTGAACTCGCATCCTGTAGCAAAAATGCGCTGACTTCGGAGCATGGTTACCTGGCCGTCGAGGTAGAGGCCGGGGAGTACATCTGGTCCACCTGTGTTTGCTGTAAATCGAAACGCGTCTGGAGTCGAGATTACGGTCAGAGTTCCGTTGAAAGTGGGGTTTGAAAAAGAATTTACGATCACTACATCCCCTACCCTCAACGTGTGCTTCATCACGCAGGTGTAGGTCGCAACTCCACCAACGCGAGAAACCACATTGATAGGGTTAATCAGACTCGAAAACCCGCCAACCACACACTGAGTGTTCGATTCTGCGCTACCGGGGTACAGGGTGCTTTGAATCGAGTTGCGTCCTTGGTAGCTGAAATCGTTGTTCAGCACTCTTGCTCCCTGAGTGTTGTCAGGAACATTCATCGGAAGAAACGACTTCACGATAAACGTCTCGGCATCCGCAATTCCAACTCCAAAATCGTAGAACTGGTTGTTCTGAATGAGCGCGTTCTCGCCGACGTGGTTGATTCCCGCGACGGTGAATGACGAGTTTACGCCAGCTGTTGATTGAGCCGTCAACAAGACATCTGGGTATTGTGTCGGAGAGTAGACGCGTCCGTTTTGAGCGGGAAGCGTAATGGTTGGATTTGGTGCAGTATCAAGAAAGTAAACTTCGTTGGCTGAAACAAACCCTGCAACCGTAAAAGTTCCGTTGAATGTTGCATCCGTCATCCCCGTGACAATGATTGAATCACCAACGGTAAATCCAAAGTTCCAAGACGGGTGTTTTGTTAGTGTTATGTAGCTGAAAGTAATGTAATTTACCCTAAGTGCACCAATAATTACAGACCTGAGATCGCGTTGAAAAGACATCGAGGTAATGTTTTCAACCTGACCAAATCCAACAAACGAAGAATCGTTTCCTGGTCCAACTGTAATTACGTTGCTTATGTACTGGTTGACTGCGCTAACATTGGTGTACGGAGCAGGAACAACCGGAGGAATGTAAGCCGGTGTTGCAGTCGGTGTAATAAAGTGTGGATACGCCGTATTGTAAGTGTTTACACCGCTTGTTCGTTGAATGGAAATTATCTTAGTGTCTGCGACCGAATTGTTGGCGTAGTTTCCGTCGAAAGTAATCCCTTCAATTATCGTGTTTTTGCAGTTGATGCTGTCTAGCGGCGCACCTGCATAAGCTCCAGGTGCCCCTACAACTCCAAACCCTGTGTAATTTCCAAGGGTCTTCAGCATCTGAATGTTGAATCCAAAAGTGTCCCCTCTTTTTGTGGAGGTGTGGTCGGCAAACTTCAGGGTGGTCTTACCGATGCCCTGGCCGGTGAATGCGATGTTGTTGATTACGCCTGTGAATGGTGGGTATCCCATCACAAGTGACGAGGTGTAACCGCCGCCGATCAGGTTGATCCAACCATCTTCGGTTACCAGAGGTGCATCAGCTCCAGGAACCGCTGCTGTAAATTGCGTCGGAGTAGGTATGCTGAGAACCGTGAATCCAAACTGTAACGGCCCGGTGCCGTTGAATGTACCGTCGGTAAATCCGTACAAGGTAATCTTCTCGCCGACAACGAGCCCGTGCGGGGTGGACGTGTTAAACGTCGCAACGCCTGCGGTGCGGACACGATCGATAATCTTCGCCCCTGGACTCGATCCAAGCAGGAATGTCCCCACTGGAAAATCGCAGCGCAGCGCAGCGAATAGGCATTCATTGATCGCCCACGCGCTGTTTCTCAGTCCACAGGGATCGGCGCCGTAATCGACTGGGTTTGAAGAAGGCATACTATTCGGAGAGTAACGGGCAGGCAACGCGGCTCAGATCGCCATAGATATCTTCCTGAAGGCGTTGAGCAACCATTGCCACGCGCTTGAGCCGGAAGCGGCCAGTGTTCACGTAGCGCAACTGGAACTCGTAACCATCACGAGTAAACCCTCCGGTCTGCACGTCACACTTGTCCGGAGGCTGCGGGAGGGCAATGCGCGATCTGGCTGGCGGCTGGTAGTATTTGACCTCTTGGCAGTTAATCACCGCAGGAGGGCAGGAAATCTCGCCCGGCTCGCAGTTGCGGTACTTGGCGCAGTCTTTAATCTCGGCCCATGGTTGCCAGCACTCACCCTCGTTAGCCTTGAAGTAGACCTTGGCTTCGATATTGCCCATCACCTGGTCATACCACTGCTCGGCGCTAACAAGGCGCTTTTTGTTTGTGGGTTCACCAAATGTCAGTGAGCGGGTCTCAATGGTCCAGTCGATCGGTACATCATCGAACCCATCGAAGTCAAACTGGCCGTTCTTCGTGACTTCAAAAAGACCGATGTCCCCTTGATTCAGTCCAAACATAAAGCAGCGTTCTTGCTTCTGGATTCGGATCGTCAGCATCTGGAACACATCGACTCCAGTCCAGACTCCCTCCCATGCCGGCGGGAGTTTTCTGCCTATGCCCGAGACCAGATCAAAGTCCAGCACTACGACCCCTCGATGTACGATACCTCGGTTGTTGACCTTCTGAGGCTGAATGGTCATCAGCATCCGATTGTCAAAGTTCACGGAGCTAGCAGCCGTCAGGTAAAAATCCGTGTCGTAAGCCAACGCACGGGTCACTTGTCGGCTGATCGGAGTATTTCCAAGCTCAGTAAAGTCGCGCCTGGCGTAGATCAACGAGCGAATACCGTCCTGAGCACGGAAGAAAAGATCACCGTTTACCGGCACGATGGATTCGTGGTTGAACGATCCGAAGTTCAGGAGTGCAAATCGCTGGATAGGATAACTGAGATCCTTCCAAACATCCCGGTCCACAGGCGCGTTAAACGCGTAAGTGGCGGTCGGGGTGAACACCAGTAGGTCGCCGTCGCCAAGGGACGTGTCCAGGTTGGCCGCGAATGCCAGCCCTGTAATCGGACCGTTTGAGACCGCAAAGGCGCCGCCTTCATTGATGAACGTGTTTTCCGTGAATCGAATCACGCTGTCTCGACCAAAAGCAGGATCGCCGTAGACTAGGTCTCCGCCGTAGTATTCTGATCCATTGGCAACCCAGAGCCGGCCTTTTCCATAAGCCATCGGGCCTCCAACGGGAACCTCATTGCTTGCAGCTCGTCTAAACGAAGTTCCGTCGTAGAGATATGGCGCATTCTGCTCGTCTTGAATGATTAACCAGTTCTCTGCCTGCTGAAAGTAAACGTGATCCGCATTCGGATTATTTGCCGCTAGCAAATATCCGGTGAAATTCGGCCCCAGAAGAGGTCCGGCATCAACTCCTGGGCTGTAGGTCGTGAAAGTTGTTGGGCTGGGAATCGTCTGGACAATGAAGTCTCCGAAAAATCCTGCGGAAAAACTTGCTCCGACAGGTTCCGGAAGTCGCACCACCATTCCTGGAAATAGCCCATGCGGCGCTCCGCAAACGTAAGTCGCAACATTTGACACGCGGCCACGTGTGCTTACGGAAAATGTGCTGGTTTGCGGAGTTTGATCTGTGACTAGGAAATTATTTCCTATGTCGATCTGGAAGACTTTGCCTCCGATTGAAGCGTAAATGTAGGGGTCTCCGTTGTCGTTGGTGTAAGATCCGCACCCTTGAAAAAACCCCTCTTTAAACGCCGATTGCACCGCAGCGTTGTAGTAACCTCCGTTGTAGAGAACAGCGGGATCGTTAAACGTCAGCAGTTTGGTCCAAATTCCAGGTCGCGCTTTCGGGAATCCTCCGCGCACCGTCGTGTTTACCGCCCATGCTAGCTGGTTCGGTTGAATAAGTGAGGGCGAAAAACCGCTATCCACCCCACCTTCAGCGGTGAGGAGGCCATCTACTATGCGATTTTTTTCTGCGACCATGACGCTTGAACGTATTGAAAGGCCGCAGCAGCATTCCCGCAAGATGAATGAAAGCCCAGATTACCTGTCTATACCGTGGCGTACAAAAGACCGCTTTCTCATCGAAGCCGAAATGGTTCGTCGCGGCGGTTACATAATGTCCGGTGGCGTCAAGTACGGATGCGGGAAATATCATCACTTCAAAGCGGCCATGACGGCGCTTTGGCCTCACTTCGATTGGCACATCTGGTCTGACCTGCTGATTAAGACTTTTGCGGAAAATCAAGAGGTTGGAATCATGGGCCCAGGATCATCTGGCAAGACCTACACCTCCGCAGCTTTCGGGCTCTGCACGTTCTACATCTACCCGACTGGCACCTCAATCATCATGTCGTCAACGACGCGTGAGGGTCTCCAGCTGCGAATCTGGGGCTCTATCAAGGAGTTGCACAACAAGGCTAAGGCCCGCCGGGAATGGCTTCCTGGGCGCGTTATCGAGAGCCGGTTTATCCTGACCAGTTCTGACCAAGACGCCGAGGCGCAGGATTTCCGCGACGGAATCATCGGCGTGGCGTGCAAGGTTGGCGGTACGTTTGTTGGTCTCTCGAACTACGTCGGGCTCAAGAACGACCGAGTGATGCTGATTGCAGACGAGGCGTCTCTTATGAGCCGAGGGTTCCTCGATTCAGTCGCTAACCTTCGCAAGAATCCGGAGTTTAAGCTGATCGCGATGGGGAATCCCAAGGACCGCAACGACGCGCTTGGGGTAGTCTGCGAGCCGCACTCTACGATGGGTGGCTGGGAAGGCATTGAATACCTTGAGCAGACACGCACCTGGAGAACGCGGGCGCCAGGAGGGGTTGCTGTCCAGCTGTGCGGGTACGACACTCCGAACGCGAAGTTTCCGAAAGGAACCAATCCGTACCGAGGCATTATCACGCCAGAGCAGATTCAGGCGGACTTGGATTACTACGGCCGAGACTCGTTGCAGTTCTCGATGATGAACCTCGGGCTGCTGCCCCGAGACGGCGGTACGCGGCGCGTGGTAACCATGTCGCTGTGCGAGCAGAACCAGGCGTTCGATGAAATTATTTGGCAGGGCGCCGACAAGATCACACGAATCATCGGGATCGACGCGGCGTACTCAGGCATCGGTGGTGACCGATGCGTTATGATCGACCTTCAGTACGGTCCGGACAGCACTGGGCGAATCGTGCTAGCATTCGCTGAGGCCCCGATCGTAATCCCTGTGACGGCCGTCAAAGCGCAGCAGGCGGAGGAGCAGATTGCCGAGTACGTGCTTCTTTACTGCAAGCAGCGCAACATCCCGCCTAATCAGGTGGGATTCGATTCCACTGGACGCGGCACGCTGATGTCTGCGTTTGCCCGCCTGTGGTCGCCTGAGGTTGTGCCAATCGAGTTTGGTGGTCGCCCGACGGATCGCCCTGTTCGGAAAGGTGATCCAAAGACCGAGCGTGAAGCCTACGGCAAGATGGTCACGGCCCTTTGGTATTCGTCGCGCCTGCTGATCGAATCCAAGCAGCTGAGGAAACTTCCCCGGGAAGTCGCCGAGGAAGGGTCGATGCGCGAATGGGGAATTTCCCGCACTGGTTTGATCGACGTGGAGCCCAAGCACAAAACCAAGGAACGCATGGGCCGATCCCCTGATTTATGGGACTCTTTCGTGGTCGCACTCGAAATGGCTCGCAGAACGGGATTTGAGATTGCAGGCGGGCAGGGGGTTGGTATTGTCAAGCGACAGACACCAAAGTGGCTGACACGTCTGTCAGATAAGCGTCGCACGATGGATACTGAGCATTCGCTAACCTATTCCTAACCTTATGGCATCATTCAACAAAGTCATCCTGATCGGCAACCTCACCCGAGACGTAGAACTCAAGTACCTTCCGAAAGGGACTGCTGTTTGTAATCTCAGCATGGCAGTGAATCGCCGCTGGAAGACCGAGGCTGGTGAGGAAAAGGAAGACGTGTACTTTGCTGAGTGCAAGGCGTTCGGGAAGCAGGCTGAAACGCTCGCTCAATACGTCAGGAAAGGTAATCCGTTGATGATTGAAGGGCGTCTAACCCGGGAAGAGTGGGACGACAAGAAGACCGGCGACAAGCGGTCCACCACTCGGATTATGATCGAAACCTTCCAGTTTCTTAAGGAACGCAGCGAAGGTGTCGCGTCCGCGCCGCGCCAGGAGTCCGCGCCGACTGCGCCGAAGCCTGATCTCGACGCCGATGATCTGCCGTTTTAAAAATCAGGCAGCATGAATTACAACACGTTTCCAAACGGTGGATGGCAGTTCTACGAACCCGCAACCAAGTGGACCGCGCCAAACCCGATGAATTACGATTTTCATTCGATGGCGCGATTGATCCAGCAGCACCGGGTTGCTAACCACCTTCCGTCGTCATTTGAAAAAGCGGTGAGTGATTTGGAAGCCTACACAAAAGCTCGTCTTCCCCAGCAAACAACAACTCAATCCACTCAAACTAATGCTCAACCAAGGGTATCAGGCTGTCGCTCGTGCGGTGGAAAGGGTTAAAAATACGGCGCAAGGGGTAAGGATTCTTGCGGAATGGCTGGGCGATGGCGGTATTCCCGTTGATCGCTCAGTAGCGCAGCATCGTCTTGATACGTGTCTGCACTGCCTACACAACAAACCAACGAAGCCAGACGCGATCGAGAAGACTGTCGCTGAGGTTATCATTGAGCAGGAGCAACTGCGCCACGACATGGCTATGATCCTTCAAGGTGAGTCTAATGCTGGCACCTGCGAAGTCTGCGGCTGCTATCTTAAACTCAAGGTCTGGGTGCCACTGAGTTATCTAGGCGATCGTGAAATGCCTGATAAATGCTGGATTTCGCAGGAACGAAAAGCAATCTGAGATCAATATGAGTTTCAAAGAACCAAGTAGAGTCTGGAATGTTGTTAGTGCGATGCTAGAGGCTGAACAGCCTCGTTCTCGCAATCGCGCTCGCATTAACGCTACCTTTAACGGTAATCCTCCATACAGCGAAGAGGAGGCTCGCGACAACAAGATCCAGACAAACGTCAACTTCCTGGAAGGTACGCGCATCATTCATGCGGCACGCCAGCAGTTTACGAACGCGTTCCTAAAGCCTCAGAATTACTTTTCTGTGGGCCTTGATACCGGCCCCCGGGATAAGCGCACCGAGTGGGGCAACATCATTACCAAGCAGTTGAACCGCGTGATGAAGCGGTCTCCGAAGTATTCCACGGTCTTGGAATCTCAGTTTGCTGCGACGGTTCTTCATGGTATCGGGCCGGTGACTTGGCTACGTGATCGTGAATGGTGCCCGTCGGCTCGTGGAACCGAAGACATTTTGGTTCCTACGAACACGCTGACCACGATGGAGAATATGTCGCACTTCGCGATCTACACCTCCTTCACAGCTGCGGACCTAATCCGCATGACTCGCGGTGAGAACGTCGATCCCGGCTGGAACCTAAAGCTGGTGAACGAGCTGCTGGCCGCGATGATCCAGCGCGAGGCATCGAGTCTCCAGGTGAATGATTGGTCCGGCCAATACTTCCCTGAAAAGATTGAGGAAGACTTCAAGGAGAACTCTGGTTACTGGGGTTCCGATGCGACTCCGGTGCTGCGGTGCTACGATTTCTACTTCCTAGACACGACCAGCGACGATCCTTCTTGGCGCCGCCGCATCATCGTTGACCAGTACAACAGCGGCATCGGTAATATGCAGACCGCTGGCCAATGGCTCTTCGATGCCGGCGACCGCTGCTACGGCCGGGATATCTTCGAGCTGATGCACATCCAGTTCGCTGACGGCGCTGTGGTTCCGCCGTTCCGCTGGCACTCGGTGCGTTCCCTTGGCTACCTGCTTTATGCGGTGTGCCACCTTCAAAATCGCCTGCGCTGTAAGTTCACCGACTCGGTCTTTGAGCAGATGCTCTGGCTCTTCCGTAATGTCGCTGATGGTGACATGGAACGGATGGAGAAGATCGACCTAGTGAACATGGGCGTGATTCCCGAGGGCCT